CCGATGAGGCGCTCGCGTATCTGCGGCTGTCGGATCAGGTCGACCGTCTGCTCGTCGAGGGATGGGTCGAGGCGGCGTCGCGCTCGATCGACCGGTACTGCATGCGCCGGTTCTACGCCGACGACACACCGACCGCTCGCACGTTCACGCCGACCGAGTGGACGGTGTGCACCGTCGACGACATCGCCTCGACGTCGGGGCTCGTGGTGCGCACCGACGAGGACGACGACGGCGTGTACGAGCGGCTGTGGGCTGCGACCGAGTATCAGCTTGAACCGGTCAACGCTCTGGCAGCCGGCGACACCGTTTACGTGATCCGTGCGACAGGTCGTGCGTCTGGGCCGTCGCTCCCGCTCTACAAGCACACGCCCACACTGCAGGTAACCGCACGGTGGGGCTGGCCGTCAGTGCCAGCAGCAGTCAAGCAGGCCTGCTACCTGCAGGTCGGCCGACTGGCGCTGCGCCGGCAGTCTCCTGGCGGCATCCTCGTGTCGCCTGATCTCGGTTCCTCCGACCGGCTGTACGCGCAGATGGACCCGGACGCCCGAGTGTTGCTCGACCCGTTCCGCCGGTTGGAGTTTGCGTGAGCATCGCCGACATTCGGGCCGGCCTCGTCGACGCGCTGCTCGCACAGGGATCGCTCAACCGGGTGTACGACTACCCGCCGACGATCCCGATGCCACCCATGGCCCAGGTAGCGCTTGATCGCATCGACTACGACGCCGTGATGTCTGGCGCAGCGCACCGCTACACGTTCATGGTGCGGCTGTACGTCGGCCGTGTCGACGATCGTGCAGCGGTCCTCGAGCTCGACGACTTGCTTACCGCAGTGCCAGCAGCAGTCGACCTTGACCCCAGCCTTGGCGGTGCTTGCGACAGCGCACGGGTGACCTCCGCACAGAACTACGGCGCCTACCAGGTCGACGCTGCCGTGCTGCTCGGCGTCGAATTTTTGGTCGACGTCATCGCCTGAGCATCCCCCTCGCCCACCTGACCCGTCCACCGACAGGAGGCATCCATGCCGTTCACCCATGGCCGCAACGCGGCCTTCTACCTCGGCGACTCCGCTGGCACCCAACGCAACCTGACCTCGTTCGTCGACTCCGTTGACGTCTCCTGGGACGCCGACGCCTCCGAGACCACCGTGCTCGGCGTCGCCGGGCGCACCTACATCCAGGGCCTCTACACCGGGACGATCTCGTTGTCGGGCAAGTGGGACAACGCCGGCACGGCAACTCCCGACCAGTGGCTGTCCGGCTTGATCACCGCCGGCACGGTCACCCCGGCTTGGGTGTACGCGCCCGGCGGCTCGGCATCGGGCCGCCCGTTTGAGTCGGGCTCCGGTGTCGTCACGAACTACACCGTCGCTGTCCCGGTCGATGACGTCGTGACCTGGTCGGCGTCGGTGCAGGTCACTGGCGCCATCACTCGCGGCACCTTCTGACCGTTGTCGGCCTACGTCGTCGGTCTTGCCGAGCTGCGTAGAGACTTGCGACAGCTCGGCGACACCGAGGGACTGGCCGAGGTCCGTGACGCACTGCGAAGCGCTGCACGGCTCGTGGCCGACGACGCCCGCCGGCGGATCCCGGTCAAGACCGGCCTGGCACGCGACTCGGTCCGTCCGACGGTGTCAGGCAACCGGGCGTTCGTGCGTGGTGGCCGCACGACCGTCCCGTACTACGGGTGGCTCGACTTCGGGTCACGCCGGCCTCGCTCCGGTCAGCCTCGCTCGGTCGGCCCGTGGGCTCTGACCGGACGAGGCCCCGACCGGGGCCGATTCATCTACGCCGCCATCGACGACCGGATCGACGACGTCGTCCGTCTGGTCGGCAACTCCCTCGACGCATTCGCCCGGCGAAAGGGGCTCGATTGAGCTTCGCATTCCCCTCCCTAGTGGTGCGTGCCGACGACGGCACGACCACGACAGCGACCATCCGACGTGTCGACCTGATCCACCTCGAGCGTGCCGAGAAGATCTCGACGGCACGCATCGAGCTCGGGCTCGACATGCTCTACAAGCTGGCGTGGCTGTCGCTGCAGCGTGCCCGTCATCCGATGGTTGCGCCGCATCACGACATGGCCACGGTGTCACGCGACGCGCTCGCCTGCGGTGCGTCAGCGCTCGCCGAGATCGCCGAGGTCGAGGTGGATGACGACAGCGCCGAGCCCGAGGGAAAAGCTTCGGGCCAGGCAGTGCTCACTGGCTGATCGTGTCGCTCGCCGTCGAGTCGGGCCAGTCGATGCGTGACCTGATGTGGGCAGCCGAGCACCACCCGGACCTGATCGAGACAGTCGGCGCCTACCTGCGGTGGCGCAACGACCAGCAGAGGAGGCGACATGGCACGTGAAGTCAAGGTAGCAATCCTTGGCAACGCCAAGAACCTCCAGAAGGCGGTCGACGACGCCAACGGCGCGCTCGGGTCGCTTGGCTCTGCAGTCGACAAGATCGGCGGCGCGCTCAAGGGCATGGCCGTCGGCATTGGCGTTGCCGGTGCTGCGTTCGGCGGCGCCGCAATGGCAGCGAAGCCCCTGATCGACGCTGCCTCGGCGCTCAATGAGACCATCAGCAAATCAGGCCAGGTGTTCGGCGACCAAGGCGCCGAAATGCAGACCTGGGCCAAGGGTGCCGCCACGGCGCTCGGGCTGTCGCAGCAGGAAGCCCTCGACGCTGCGTCCACGTTCGGGCTCATGGCCCGTTCGGCAGGACTTACCGGCACAGCAACGTCGAAGTTTGCCACCGACCTCGCCGGTCTCTCTGCTGACCTGGCCAGCTTCTACAACGCTGGCGGTGGCGCCGCCGAGGTTGCGCAGGACTTGCGGAGCGGTCTCGCCGGCGAGGCCGAACCTCTCCGAAAGTACGGGATCTTTGTAAACGAGGCGGCCGTCGCTGCGAAAGCGCTGTCGCTCGGGCTCGTCACCGCCCAAGTCGACGCTAACAAGTTGAGCCGGGCCCAGGAGTCGTACGAGAAGGCCCAGCGCAAAGCCACTGAAGCCGTCAAGCGGTACGGCGTGAACTCGATCCAGGCTGCTGACGCCATCCGCGACGTAGAACAGGCGCAATCGGGCCTCGACGACGCGCTCAAGGGCTCGGTTCCCGATCTGACCGAACAGCAAAAGATCCTTGCCCGCCAAGCACTGATCTTCGAGCAGACGACTACGGCCCAGGGCGACTTCGCCCGCACGGCCGATGGCGCCGCCAACAAGCAACGGATCCTCGCCGCGTCAGTCGACAACCTGCGAGCGCAACTCGGTCAGAAGCTGCTGCCCATGTGGCAGAGAGTGCTCGACGTGCTGCTGACCAAGGTCGTCCCGGCGATCGAGCAGCACGTCGTGCCGGCCCTAGGCAGGCTCGCCGACTGGTTCGAGGCGAAGGTCATCCCGGCCATGCAGCAGGTCGTCGCCTGGGTGCAGGCCAACTGGCCGACGATCTCGTCTGTCATCACGACCGTGATCGGTGCTGTCGGCGAGGTGCTCCGGTTCCTGGCCGTCGAGGTCATTCCTCGTGTCGTTGCCGCCGTGCAGTCGGTCGTAGCGTGGGTGCAGGACAACTGGCCACGCATCCAGGAGATCGCCTCGACGGTGTTTGGTGCCGTGGCTGATGCCATCGGTGTCGTCGTCGCCTACGTGCAGAAGCACTGGCCGTCGGTGCAGGAGACCATCTCCTCGATCCTCGACAACGTGCAGATGGTGGTCGAGAAGGTCGTCGGGTTCGTGCAGCGCCTGTGGGAGACGTTCGGCGAGCGGATCGTGTCGTACGCCAAGTCGACATGGGACAACGCTCTGCAAGTCATCGGCGGCGCCCTAGAGATCATCCAGGGCATCGTCGACGTGTTCGTCGGCATCCTGTCCGGCGACTGGTCCCGGTTGTGGGACGGCATCAAGAACATCGCAGCCGGAGCGTTCGACGCTCTGAAGGGCATCGCCTCGCAGGGGCTTAACATCCTGAGCACGACGATCGGGCTCGCCAAGGACGGCCTTGTTGCCGTGCTGTCGGCACCGTTCAACGCCGCCAGGGACGCCATCGTTGGCACATTCGGCGAGATCCGCGAGGCGTTCCGCACGGCTATCAACTGGATCATCGGCCGTTGGAACGGGCTCTCGTTCGACATCCCTGACTTCATCCCGGGGCTGCCTGACCGGGTCACGGTGCCGCAGATCCCGATGCTTGCTGACGGCGGCGTCGTGACCAGGCCGACGCTCGCGATGATCGGCGAGTCTGGCCCCGAGGCCGTCG